CCAGAAGAGTTGGTGCCAGGACAGGTGTTGGACACTGTGGACATACAGGTGTATGACAGATCCGGTGACACAGGCAGCAGAATCAACAGTTACAACTATGTGGGCACAGGCACAGCCACTACTTTTGCTATAGACGCATTGCCTCAGAGTCAAGATGCAGTGTTTGTGAAAGTGAACAATGTGATACAGAACTATTCAGATTTCACTGTGGATTTTCCAAACAAAAATATTATTTTTAATGCAGCTCCTGCTAGTAATGCTAAAATCAACATCATTACCATGAGCATTAACGGAGAAAACATAGTGGACACTGATCAGTTCACAGGTGATGGCAGCACATTTGTGTTTGTGACCAGAGCTAAATTTATTTTGAATCAATTTTCATTTGTAAGAGTAAATGGCACAGCAGTGAGTTATCTATTGGAAGAAACTGACAGCGGATATCAATTTGCTGGCAAAACACTGATTAAATTTGCAGTGGCTCCTGCAGTGGGCAGCGTGATTGTGTATGTGATCTACAACAGTGTAAGCAAAACATTCAGTGAAGTCACTCATGATGATTTTGTAGGTGATGGCAGCACTGCTGTGTACACTTTGAGCAGCACTCCATTCAATCAACAGCCACTCACACACAATGTGATTGTGAAAGTGGGCAACAGTGTGTTGAATGCAGGCTACAATGAAAGATTTGCAGTCACAGCACTGAGAGAGTATCAGCTCAACAGTTGGCAGCAGCCTTTTGGCACAGTGTTGAACACAGATGTGCGAGCATTTTTGAACGGCATTGAACTCACTGTGATACAGTACAACTGGAACAGTGCCAACAGCAGTGTGGTTTTGGAATCAGGCATAGGCACAGTGGGCGACATATTAAAAGTGTATGTGATCAGCGATGGCGAATACACTGTGGTGGGCAATCAGTTGACGCTGGACACTGCAGCCACTATTGGACAAAGCATCAAAGTGTGGCAGTTCACCAATCATGACGTGGCAGAAATTGAACGCATCAATTATGATGTGATTGCCAGAGACACCTTGGTGGTGAACACAGAAAATTATTTTGAATTTCAAAATTTAACCAATGGTGTGATACGTTTGAGACAAACAGCAGCAGACGCACAGTATGTGTGGGTGAATGTGAACGGTGTGACTCTGTCACCCAGCGTGGACTACAAAGTTTCTAATGATCAACAGTATTTAAAATTAAACACAGTGCTGCAGGCCAATGATGTGGTGGATGTGATACATTTCACAGCACCTAAGTACACAGTCAAATTTGGATTTAGACAGTTCAAAGACATGTTGAATCGCACACACTACAAGAGATTGGGCAACGATGCCAAGTACTTTGTATCACAAAGTCTGCATTGGTACAGTCAAGAAATAATTTTAGGTGATACCACAGGTCTCACAGTGCCCAACGTGATCACAGGCAGACCCGGAGTACTTTTTGTGGATGGCGAAAGAATTGAATATTTTTTAAAATACACAGACAGAGTGGGTCAGTTACGCAGAGGCACACTGGGTACTGGAATTAAAACACTACACAGTGTGGGCACAGAAGTGTTTGACCAATCAGCATTTCAAAATGTGCCTTACAAAGATGAAACTGTGACAGAAGTATTCTACAGTGATGGATCCACAGAAAACATCACTTTGAGTTTTGTGCCCTTGTCAGTGAATGAGTTTGAGGTGTTTGTGGCAGGCAGAAGATTACGCAAAAACAGCATCAGTCAATACAGTGCTGCATTGGGCATGGACAGTCCTGAAGCAGATGTGACTGTGCCTGCTGAATTCAGTGTGTCGGGTTCATCCACTATCTGTACACTGGCTGTGGCACCACCAGTAAATACAAAAATCACAGTGGTACGTAGATTGGGCAAACTATGGAACGCTGACACTGCTTTGAGTCAAACTGAGAATGATATAGCAAGATTCTTACGTGCAAAAGAAGTGAGTTTGCCGCAATAAATACAATGTACAAAGGAACATATAGATGAATAAAATGAACGAATACAACGGCACGCTGATACAAGGACACATCAAAATTCATGACCTAAACACTGGTGAAATACTGGTGAACAAACGCAATGCTATCCATTATGAGAATATGAGCATTGGATTGGCTGAAAGTTTGGCCAATGAAGGTCAAGGATTTATCAATTCCATGGTTTTTGGCACAGGCGGCACCTATATTGATCCCACTGGCATAGTGACCTATCTTACTCCTAACTCCACTGGTACCAATGCTGCTCTGTACAATCAAACATTCAGCAAGGTGGTGGATGACAGATCAGTCAGCAACACAGATCCAGTGAGAAATAAAATTGAAACACGTCACGTGAGTGGTACCAACTACACAGATATTTTAGTCACATGTTTATTGGACTATGGTGAGCCCAGCGGACAAGATGCAGTGGACAATGCCACAGGCACTGAAAGTTTATATGTGTTTGATGAATTAGGTTTGCAGAGTTATTCCAGCTCAGGCACAGGCAGACTGTTGACACATGTGATATTTCATCCAGTACAAAAAAGTTTGAACAGATTAATACAGATAGATTACACCGTGAGAATACAAAGTTTATCTGGCATATAATATAGACACAACATATGGCATACACAGTAAATAGAACAGACGCAATCAATAATCCTCCCATCATAGTGGATGATGGCACAGTGAACACACAGACCAGTCTGTCTCTGCCAGGAAAAAATACTACTTCCTATGGCACTGTCATAGCAGAAAATTTCATACGTCTATTAGAAAATTTTGCAAAAAGCACAGCTCCTATAAATGCTATAGAAGGCCAGTTGTGGTATGACACCACAGTGGGTGTGGATCAATTAAAAATTTATGATGGCACACAATTTGTAGCAGCAGGAGGTTTAAAAAAATCACTCACACAACCGTTAGCAGGTGAAAGTGTGGTGGGAGATCTTTGGGTGGACACAGACAATCAGCAACTGTATCTGTTCACAGGATCAGGATATGTGTTGGTGGGTCCGGAATTCAGTCAAGGGTTAAGCACAGGCACTAGACCCTATGACATAGTGGGCACAGACAATTTAACCTACACAGTGGTGCTGCTGGAAGTGCAGGCCAAACCGGTAGCCATCATCAGTACCAAAGCATTCACGCCCAAAGCTGCCATCACAGGATTCAGCAACATACAGCCTGGATTCAATCTCAGTGCTGCCGATATTGAAGGAGCAGGCATAGGCAAATTTTTTGGCACAGCACAAAAAGCAGAATCTTTAATTGTGGCTAACAACCAAACAGTGTCAGGCACAAATGTTTTAAGAAAAGACCAAGCCAACATAGCTGATTTCTTTTTGAAAATCAACAACAATGATGGAATTGATGTGGGCAACAGTGCGGTGTTCAATCTGGGTGTGGAAGGTCAAGCAGCCATCATCAGTCACAAAACAGCTGGAGCCAATATAGATTTTAGAGTGAACGATGCAGGAGTCACACGCACAGTGATGAGAATAGATGCCAACACCAATGTGGGTATCAACAACATTGCTCCTACAGAAGCATTAGACATCACTGGCAACCTACAAGTGAGTGGAGAAGCCTATGTGAATGCTGTGACAGATGCCAACAGCATCAGCACAGGTGCTTTCACTGTGGCAGGTGGAGTGGGCATAGCAAAAAAATTATTTGTGGGTGATGATGCTACATTTCAAGACACCATCACAGCCAGAGACATCAATCCCAACAGCAACAACAGTTTTAGTATAGGTTCAGTCAACAACAGATATCTAAACATATATGCCAATTCATTTGTGGGCAACTTGGTGGGCAATATCACAGGCACAGTGAGCGGAGCTGCAGGCACCAGTAACAAATTGACCAGTCTTTCCATATTTGAGATGAGTGGTGATGTCAGCGCACCCAGTTTTACATTTGACGGACAAACAGGCGGCACCACAAAAACTTTTGTGACCAGCATCAGCAACAGTTTCATAGCCAATAAAACTGCACAGGCCAGTTCTTTACCCAGTGATGAATTAATATTCAACAGAGTATCAGGCACCACAGGAGTATTCAAAATTAACAGAGACAATTTATTCAATGCCATAGCTAAAATACCCACAGGCAGTATATTTCCCTATGCTGGTGGCAGTGCTCCCCAATATTGGCTGTTGTGTGACGGATCAGAACAATTGATCTCCACCTATCCAGAATTGTATGCAGTGGTGCTGAACAACTTTGGTACTCCTCCCAGTGGAGCCAGTTATTTTCTTCTGCCGGATCTCAGAGGCAGATTGCCTTTGGGCAAAGACAACATGGGCGGCACCGGTGCCAACCGAGTAAATTCTGCCAGTGCAGACTCATTGGGTGGATTTGACGGCACAGAAAATAAAATTATTGGTGTACAAAATTTACCTGAACACGAACATGATCTACAAGGAGCAGCAGGAGCACAATACTATGCCATAAGAGATGTGCCAGGCATAGGCGCAGGTGAAGTCACAGCAATCACATTTGATGCACCCACAGGAGCTGGGCAAGCTTCAGCTATTGCCAACAGTGGTGGAGTGGCCAATCCCACAGTGGGACAAGCACAGGATGTGATGAATCCATACTTGACCATAAATTATATCATTTACTCAGGACAAACACCATAATGAGCTATAAAATAAACAAAACAGATGGAACGTTGCTGGTGGATCTGCTGGATGGCAGCATAGACACAGCATCTTCTGACATCACACTGATTGGAAGAAACTACAAAGGGTTTGGTGAACTGATCAATGAAAATTTTGTAAAAATATTAGAAAATTTTGCCAGCACATCAGCACCTGCCAATCCGTTGCGTGGTCAATTGTGGTATGACACTGCAGAAAATCGTTTGAAAGTTTACAATGGCACAGCATTTGCCACCAATGGCATCATTGTGTCTGCCTCTCAGCCCAATCTATCAGCAGGTGATATCTGGCTGAACAGTCTCACCAATCAGATGAGTTTTTTCGATGGCACAGACTTGGTGTTGGTGGGACCAACACACACAGCAGCACAGGGAGTGAGTGGATTTGTGTCTCAAAGCATATTAAACACACAAAATCAAACAAAAACTGTGTTGAAATTTTTTGTGGGCAACACTCTGATAGGAGTATGGAGTGCTGCACAATTTACTCCAGTGACTTCACAACTGATTGCTGAATTAGTCACCAACACCAATCCCACAGGTGTGATATTTCAAGGATTCAACATAGTAAATCTTGCATTCAAATACAGAGGCATTGCCACACTGGCAGAAGGTCTGATAGACGGAGCAGGCACCACCATATTGGCAGATTCATTTCTGCGCAGTGATGCCAACGACACCACCACAGGCACTTTGACCATACAGAACAATTCAGGTCTCACAGTGGGATTGGCCAATCAGTTGACATTAAAGTTTGGCAGTGCATCATTGCCCAACACCAACATCATAGCCAGCAATGTGAACAATGCGGATGTGGCCATCACAGTGCGTAATCCAGCAGAATACACAGCCATATTTGTGGACGCCAGTGCTGCCAGAATAGGAGTGTTCAACACAGTCCCAGCTTATCCTTTGGACATAGTGGGCAATGTGAGAATACAGGGCAATCTCATTGTGGAAGGTGTAGGAGCAGCAGCCATCACAGAAGATTTAAGAGTGGAAGACAAAACCATTGAGTTGGCCACTATCACCGGCACAGCCATAGGCAACGACAGCTATGTGAGTGGAGGTGGAATAGTTTTAAAATCATCAGTGGCAGACAAAACGTTCTTGTACCAAGTGGGCACCACAGCCTGGACCAGTTCAGAAAAACTAGATCTAGCAGTTGGCAAAGCCTACATGATTGGTGGAGTGAACAAACTCACAGCCACAGCTTTGGACGCATCAATAATCAGTGCACCTGGATTGGTCACATTGGGCACCCTCACCAGTTTGAATGTGGGCAATCTATCCTTGTCAGGCATCACCATCACAGCCACAGGCAATCTTCAACTGCAGGCCAGCACCAACATTATCAGTATACAAGGATCTGCTAGAATCACTGGGTTGGGTTTACCCACAGCAGCCACAGATGCCACCAGAAAAGATTATGTGGATGGCTATTTGCCCATCAGCTTGGTGGTGGACATCACAGGATTTTCTTCACTGTTGAACGGAGTGAATGGCAGCATCATAAGACTATTGACTGATCTGTATCCACCAATAGGATACACTTTAGCAGGATTGGGCATACCAGTCAGTGCCACAGGCAGATTGGCCAGAATACACACAGTGGAATCAGGATCATTGACTGTGAGCATCACAGGTGCCAGTATGAATTCAGCATTGAGCAAAACCACCACAGCAGTGGATCAGACCATTGTGGCGGGCAGTGCAAAAACCATAGTGAGTGTGGCCACCTACCTCAGCGGTGCCTTGTTATTGAACAGCGGCAACATCAGAATCACCACTGCCACTGCGCATTTTTATGAAGTGGGACAACAAGTGACTGTGTCAGGTTGTTCAGGATCTGGAGTGTTTGCGCCCACAGGATTTGATGGCACATACACAGTGACCAAAGTGATAGAAAACACCATTCCCAGCACACAGTTTGACATAGATATATCAGCCACGATACCCAGCATAGACTCAGTATCAGGAGCATTGTACAATGCCAGCTCAGCCACAGTGATTGGAGTGCCTCAATTGGGTCTTTCCAACAAAACTGTGCTGATGGATGCAGCATTTAGCGCTGTGGCAGGCACAGTGAGCACCACAGTAAACAGAGCACTAAAACAATTCATAGTTTCAGGCGGCGCTTGGACTTTCCACAGCGATTTAACATCAACCGTTTAAGATAAATAAACTTGTAATAGGAAAAATATGCCATATCAAATAGACAAATTCAACGGAGCAGTACTGACCACAGTGCAGGATGGTACCATTGACCAGACCACCAACCTTAAACTAGTGGGTAGAAATTATGCTGGCTATGGTGAAATTCAAAACGAAAATTTTTTACATCTATTAGAAAACTTTGCAGGCAACAATGCTCCCAGCAGACCGCTCAGTGGTATGTTGTGGTTTGATGCTGCTGCTAACAAATTAAAATTTTATGACGGTGTAAAATTCAGAACCACTGGAGGTGCAGAGATAGGCACCACTCAACCTGCTGGTTTGACCACAGGTGATTTTTGGTGGGACACTGGCAATGATCAACTGTATGCCTACGATGGTGCATCATTTGTATTGGTGGGACCACAAGGAGTAGGAGCCACAACCACACAATTAAAAAGTCGCACAGTGAAAGACACACTGAATGTGAATCAACCTATTATTGAAGCCGTCATAGATGATGTGGTGGTATTTTTAATCAGTGACACCACATTCACCATCAACACAGTGGATCCATTACAGTTTATCACAGGATTTGACAATGTGAAAAAAGGTATCACCATGGTGAACACTCTCAACGCCACAGGCGGAGTCACCAGCACAGATCACAGATTCTGGGGCACAGCTGCCAATTCATTAAAACTAGGTGGAATTCCTGCTGCCAACTTTATACAAGTGGGTGGCAATACCAATTTTGATGACGCTGGTTTCACAGTGGGCTCAGGCAATGATTTAAGAATCAGTATTATAGGTGGCAACGAAGGTAGAATTATTAATGAAGTAGGTTCAGTGATCAAAATGGGAGCCAGCAACACACACACAGTGAGTGTGACTGCCACAGGATTTGAACCTAGAATAGACAGCACCTATGACATAGGCACCAATGCCAATAGATTTGCCAATGTGTATGCTGACAACATATATGGACTGAGTGAAAAAGCCAGCAACATCACAGTGGCCAGCACAAATTTTGCAGGCTCCACAGCAGCAGGAGTGAACACTGTGGCTCTGAGAGATGCCAGTGGAAATTTGTATGCAAACATATTCAACGGAGTATCCACATCAGCAAGATATGCGGATTTGGCAGAAAAATATTTGGCAGATGCTGAATATCCCGTGGGCACAGTGATGGCCATTGGCGGTGCAAAAGAAATCACAGCAGCCACCATAAATTCCATTGTGGCAGGTGTGGTGAGCGGTGCTCCAGCATTTTTAATGAACGCAGAATTACAGAGCGGCACAGCAGTGGCCATCAAAGGCAGAGTGCCTGTTTTGGTCAAAGGTGCAGTGGCCAAAGGCGACAAAATTGGCACCAGCAGCACAGCAGGTATTGGTGCTGTGGTCACAACAGGTGATTATTTTGCTGTGGCTTTGGAAGCAGACGCAAGAACCACCAACACTTTGGTTGAGTGTTTCATCAGATAGTCTCATGCATTTCAATCTAAAATCACACAGGGCGAATTACTCCCAACTAAATACTCACATAGGATATTAATTTATGGCAGTAGGCGATCCAATCACAGCAGCTAGGTACAACATCATACAAGGCAAGTTGGCCAATGTGTTGGGCACTGGGTCTGGTGATTCAGGTTATGGTCAAACTTTGGCCAGCTCACAGGTAGCAGTCAGTCAGCTGATTGAAGACAGCGACATGAACACACTGCGCACAGATATTCGCACAGCCTATCTGCATCAGAACAACAGTTATCCCACACTGCCAGCGGTGACCACTTCCGATTTGGTCACAGACAACAACAGCAGCGGAGCAGGTGCTGGATTGTTGAATTCATATGGATCTTTTGAAACTTTAGCCACCAACGTGGAAACCAACCGCAACACCATCAGTGCTTCCAGACTACAAACAGACAACACAGCTGCTACCTATCAAAGAACTTCAGCATGGAATGCCACCATTGTGGGCACATTCACAGTGACTTTTGCCAGTGTGACTGCAGGTAGACATTTTTTCAACACAGGCGGAGCAGTACAGATCAACATGAGTGTCACAGCTGGCACATCTAAAAATGACGATTGGAACACACTGTTCACCACCAACATGGGCACTTTCACTTTTGCCAATCTAGCTTCCAGCAGAAGCGGCACATCAGGCACCATCAATGCCATACACTACACCACTCTGACCACCACACTTCAAACAGTGTACTCTTCAGCAGCCAGTGCTGTGTACACTTCCAACAATTTCAATATTCAAGCTAGATTCACAGATGCCAATCCAGGAGCTGTGATAGAATTTCAAATCACACTGAATGATGCCACAGTTGGTGGTATAGATGAAAACGTAAATGCCAATCTTGACATACAAGTGTTGAGTCGCAAAGCCAACAGCACACTGAGCAATCCCATCACCATTGCTGCTCCTGCGTACAGCGCCATGAGTGGCAGCATTCTATAACCAATAACCATTTTCCTCACAACCAAAATCTCTGCAATCTAAATACTCAGTCATTGACTTTGCACGTCAAATGTGATATAATTTGAAACAACAAACTATAAATCGTATGGACTTAGAAAAACTTTATCACACCAGTGTGGAAATGATGAATTTCAACAATCAATTAAAATTGTTGAAGGATCAATTCCTTGACACCAATATATTATACAATCAAGGTTCACAGTTCACTGTGGATACTGTGTTGTTGCAGTTTTGTAAAACTTACATTGATCTGCACAGAGTAAAAGATGTGATACTGTTGGATAATTTTAGAAACCCTGTGCTGATTCCAGATCTGCAGTTGTTCTATGATGATGCCTGGAACCTTTACCAAAAAAATCTTAACGAATACTATTCAAAATATCAAAACCTAGTTGAATCTAGAGGAAAGATTTAAAATCATGACATCGCAAGGAGTTGTGATGTATGCTCACAACAACGCCACAGTGGACTATGTCAAGCAGGCCATCTTTGCAGCCATGCAGGTAAAAAAATATCTAAATCTTCCAGTAACTTTGATCACTTCCAATCAGACGCATCTAAATGAAAAATTTAAAACTCAATGCTCAGTGTTTGACTCCGTAATCACTGTGCCAGAATTCCACACCACGCAAACTAGAGACTTTCACAATGGTGCAGAAAACAAAACTAATGATTTATGGAAGAATCATCTGCGATCCACAGCATTTACATTGTCACCTTATGATGAAACCATTGTAATGGACACAGATTATATTGTAGGCAATAGTAACCTGCTGAAATGTTTCCACAGCAAAGAAGATTTTTTAATACATCAAAAATCTACCTATATAAATTATTTTAACAAATCAGAATGGAAAATCAAATACATCAGTGACACCGGCATGGAGATGTATTGGGCCACTGTGTTCTATTTCAAAAAAACTAAAAAGGTTGGCCAACTGTTTGACTTGATTGCTCATGTGAAAGACCATTGGAAATATTATAGATTTATTTGGCAGATTCCTGAAACAAATTTTAGAAATGATTATGCTTTCAGCATGGCAATTCACATGTTGAACGGCAATGCTAAAGGTGCATGGCCACGCAATCTACCAGATACATTGTATTACATCACAGATCGAGACAAAGCAGACAGTTTTAACGAAGGCAAATGGCAGTTGTCATTGTTCACTGGTTCATCCTATATCAAGACCGCAGCACAACATGTGAATTTGCATGTGATGAACAAATTTAGTTTAGATGACATCATTAGCAAGGAGATTGCTGTATGACATCACAAGGCTTTTGTATTTTTGCTCAACACCATGATCACACAGACTATGCTAGACAGGCCTATGCTTTGGCCATCAGTATCAAAATCCAGATGCCCAGCAGCAAAGTGTGCCTGATTACCAATATAGACATTGGTGCCAGCATGCGTAAAGTGTTTGATCATGTGTTGGATATTCCAGGCAATGATGAAGCAAAGGACCAAGATTGGAAAATTCAAAATAGATATAAGATTTATCAATGTACACCATTTGAGCGCACAATAATATTGGATGCAGACATGCTGTTGCTGAACAATATCAACCACTGGTGGGATTTTTTTAAAAATTATAATATGTATTTTCCCAGTGAAGTGGAAAACTACAGAGGCGAACTGTGTGAGAACAATTTTTATCGCAAAACTTTTACCAGCAATGATCTGCCCAACCTATACTGCGGCATGCACTACTATCGTCGTTGTAGAGAAAACTATCAGTTTGTTGATCTGTTGGCTCAAATCGTAAAAAATTATAAACTATTTTATTCCAAATTCACACCCAAAGATCAACAAACGTGGTGCAGCATGGACGTCAGCGTGGCATTAGCCAGTAAATTGTTGGGGATCACAAAAAATATCACCAGCAAGCAGCATCCATCCATCACATTCACACACATGAAAGAACATCTGCAAAACTGGCAACATGTGCCCAAGCATTGGATGGATAAAGTGAATGTGTATTTTGATGATCAAATGAACATTAAGATTGGCAACTTCAGTCAGTATGGTCTTTTACACTATGTGCAAAAAGAGTTTTTAAGTGATGACTTGTTAAAAATTTTAGAAAAAAATTATTATGAAAGAATCAAATAACATGTATGTGACTTTTGACCTTGACTCAGGAAAAATTTTAGGATGTTCAGTGAACAAATCTTCCAATAGTTTTGCTATTGATGTTGCATTGGGTGAAAAATTTATTATGGGCACTGAGTCCATGGGTAATTATATTGTGCAGTACAATCAAGGCACATACCAATTGCAAAAAAACGGAGTTTTGAACCATGTGAGCGGCACAAATCAAAACACAATTCAAAACATTGTGAACAAGGACATATACAGAATACCTAACAAGTCTGATAATCATAAAGGCATACTAATTAGACTGTTAAATAAACAACACAAGATTGAATTCATAGTGGATGAAACTTTTATCAACACACTGAATTTGGTTGTATCCAACAAAAATCAAATGATGCACAGTTTTTACAGTTGTAAAAAACATGATGCCACTCAGCTGGACCAAGTTTTTGAAATAAATCTTTATGACCTAGCTGAGCAAAAGCACATCAGCATGAATTATAACCCTTTGTATGAGGTGGATATCTATTGTAAAAAAGTTTTTGACTATTCCTTGGAGAGAATATATGAATAAAATTGCCATTAAGGACTGTGATATTATATTTTTAAGCTATGACGAACCCAACTGCGAAAAAAATTATGCAGCTCTAAAACAAATAGTACCCTGGGTCAAGCGTGTGCATGGCGTGCATGGATCAGACACAGCTCATAAGGCCTGTGCGGAACTTTCTGCTACGGAATATTTCTTAACAGTGGATGGTGACACACAGATTGATGCTAAAATTCTGGATCTTGTGTTAGATCTAGAAGCAATGGGCATGGATTCCAGTTGGATCTTCAGCTGGTGTGGCAATATCAATGTGAACGGACTAAAATATGGCAATGGCAGTCTTAAATTATGGACAAGAACATTTGTTAGAAACATGAAGACCCATGAAAATTACAGCGGAGCAGATCATAATGAAATAGAATTTTGCTATTTTAATAATTTGTTTCAGTTCAACGAGAATTACAGCACCAGCTACATCACCAGCACACCCAAACAGGCATGGAGAGCTGGTTTTAGAGAAGGCATCAAGATGAGTTTGATTAAAAATCACAGAATCAAACACATCAATGAACTGTGGTGGCAGAATTATCATAGGTTGTTGATATGGATGACTGTGGGGCAAGATGTGCCCAACGGCATTTGGGCCATAGCTGGAGCAAGGCATGGCTGTCATAAAGTGTTGTGTACCAACTGGGATTACACTCAGGTAAAGGATTTCAAAATACTAGACCAATTATGGAACAGCTTCAGCAACAACGACAGCTGCAATGAAACAGATGCCACACAGCAAAGCATAATTTTAGCACAAGATATAAAAAACATTCATCAAATGGACTTTCCCTTGCAACCTTTTGATGCAGAAAGCAGTAAATTTTTTAAAAAATTGTATGTGAACACTCCACGCACAATCAGAAAGACCTTGTAATGTACGATATATTTTTTATTAGTTACAACGAAATCAATGCTGACGAAAATTATCGTCAATTAAAAGCAAGATTTCCCATGGCGCAGAGAGTGCATGGCATCAAAGGTATACAACAGGCTCATGTGCAGGCAGCCACACTCAGTCTCACAAAAATGTTTTGGGTGGTGGATGCAGATGCAGTGTTGGAAAAAAACTTTTGTTTTGATTATCTAGCAAATCAATACAATCAAGAGGTAGTGCATGTGTGGAGAAGTCGAAATCCCATAAACGAATTAGAATATGGCTATGGAGGAGTAAAACTTCTGCCCAAAAGGTTAACCATGAACATGAATGTGAACAGTATAGACATGACCACCAGTATCTCAGATAAATTTAAAGCCATTGAGGAAGTGTCCAACAGTACAATTTTTAACACAGATCCGTTCAACACATGGAAAAGTGCTTTTAGAGAGTGTGTCAAGCTCAGCAGCAAAGTGATTGATCGTCAAGTGGACAAGGAAACTGAAAAAAGATTGCTGATTTGGTGCACAGTGGGAGATGATAAATCATTTGGAGAGTATGCCATTGCTGGAGCACTGGCAGGCAGAGTGTATGGCACAGACCACATAGGTAACACATATGCTCTAAGTCTGATCAACAACTTTGAATGGTTGAAATCAACATTTGTGGGACAATTTCCACATGTGGAGAAAGAAATATTATGATAGACACCAACATTCCATTTGATAAAATCATAAACTTTGGTCAACGCACCATGCTGCATAGCAAATTGTTTTCTGTGAGTTGGATCTTGGCTCGTTTTTGCAACTATGATTGTTCTTACTGCTGGCCTTATGCCAAAAGCAAACAGAAAGATCACAGACCATTGTTGGTTTACACACAAGTGGTGGATGTAATCAAACGTCAAGCCAGGCTGAATGGATTCACTGACTATCATTTCAGTTTTTCAGGTGGAGAGCCCACTGCCTACAAAGATTTTTTACAATTGATACAGCATTACAGTGCTGATACTGCTGCAGAATATCAGAGTATTCACATGACCACCAACCTAAGTCCTTCGGAAAAATGGTGGGAAAGGTGGTTGGAAGCCACAAAAACATTGAACCGTCGCAGCATCACTGCCAGCTTTCATGCTGAATTTGCCGATGAACAAAAATTTGGAGACAAAATATTGCTGTTGATGAAACACAATGTGTTTGTGACCATCAATCAAGTGATGGTGCCCGAAAGATTCACAGAATACTATGACAGATGTGCAAGATTTCATTCCAAAGGCATCAATGTCACACTGAAACCACAGAGTGATCCCACAGCCAGTCAAGTGGTATCAGGCTACACAGCAGATCAACTGCGCACACTGCAGACTGGGTTCCCTCAGCGCATACAGGAAGGTGAAAATTATAAAGATTTATTTCAAATAGAAATGCAGGATGCACAAGGCAATAAGTACTACATGGATCAGGCTGAAAGATTGAACGCTTTTGGTTTCAACCAATTCAAAGGATGGCACTGCAACGCAGGCTATCAAAGTTGCATTGTGAGAGAACCGGGTGGAGAAGTCAAAAGAAGTTACAGTTGTCATGATGAACCACTGGGCAGTATAGAACAAGGATTCAAATTGTTTAATAAACCAAGAGTTTGTGTGACTCCCACTTGTGTGAGTTCAGCAGATTCAAAAATACCCAAGGCCAAACATGTATAGATACACAGATATTAGAGACATACATTTAGAAATCACCAGCAAGTGTCAGGCCAAATGCCCCATGTGTCCTAGAAGAATACAAGGAGGTCCCATTAATCCTTTTATCAAATTGGATGAAATTTCTTTGGAGTTGTTTCAACAATGGTTCCAAGCAGATTTTGTAAAACAGCTCAGCAGTCTATTCATGTGCGGCAATTTGGGTGATCCCATAGTGTCTCGAGACACTTTGGAAATTTATCAATACCTTAGACACACAAATCCTCATATTAGACTGGCCATGCACACCAATGGCAGTGCTAGAGATGTCACTTGGTGGAAAAAATTAGCTGAATTAAAAGTAAAAGTTACTTTTGGTTTGGATGGACTAGAGGACACCAATCATTTGTACAGAGTCAGCACAGATTTCAACAAAATTATTGAAAATGCCAAGGCTTTCATAGCAGCAGGTGGCATGGCCAAATGGCACATGTTGGTGTTTGCTCACAATGAACATCAGATTGAAGAGGCTAGAACAATGGCCAAACACATGGGCTTTGTGGATTTCAGTATCAAACACACTTCCAGATTCAAACAGGATTTTTTACAGGTGATTGATGATGCAGGCAGACCCACTCACAAAATTGCTCCCACTCAAACCAGTCTAGACATGATTCCATTGATAGAACAGTCACAAAGTGAAGAAAAACCACACATAGTGTGCAAAGCACAGAAGTACAAACAGTTGTATGTGAGCGCTTGCGGCAATGTGTCTCCTTGCTGTTGGTTGGATATGGAGTGGATACCACCCATGCAGGAATCTAGAATAGATTATATGACAAAAATAAACATGTTTCCTAATCTGCATAGACAAACATTACAGGAAATATTTTCAAGTGAGTATTTCAATAAGATAGAGTCACAGTGGAACACTGCAGGTTTGAAAGAATGCAGCAAACAGTGTGGTTCATTTGACAAACTGGGAGCGCAATTTGTTAAAAATTAATATACAAGATGTGCTGTTCTGGATGGATGCTATCAGACAATCTGATGACAGATATCGCACACTGGAAAG